TAAGTGGTCCTAATAGTGGAAGCGCTAATAGCCATATTACCGACTTAAGCAACGTACCATACAACAGAAACATTTACAACTATATTAACGACATTGGAAAGCAGTGGATTTACAAGTATGCACAAGCATGCGCTAAAGAAACACTTGGCTTAATACGTGGAAAATACACAACAATCCCAATACCAGGTGCAGAAACAACTCTTAACGGAGCCGATTTGCTATCAGGAGGAAGGGAAGATAAGGCTAACTTATTAGCTGAGCTCAAAGAGCTGCTACAAGGAATGACTAGACAAGCTCAAGTAGAGCAAGAACAAGCAGTAGCAACAGCAATGAACTATCAATTAGGAAAAGTACCATTACCAATATACATTAAGTAAGATGGCATTATTTGGAAGTAGTAGAGACATTAGCATGTTTAGAAAGATAAACGATGAGTTGTTGGATGATATTATTCAACAAGAAGTCGATTACTACGTACTATCTTTGCAAAATACACAAGCCAATCAATATGGTGAAGCCGATCAAGGAAAAGCATACTACAAACCAGTCCGTATAAGTTGTTTACTTGAAAGAGGAGATCAAGTTTACGTGGCCGATGACCAATTTGGTATGGACGTAACCCAGCCATTTACGTTTAGGTTCCTTAGACCAAAAATGAGAGAGTTGAATATTTTACCAAAAGCTGGAGATATCGTAGAGGTGAGAGGTTTGTATTATGAATTAGATCAAATTAACGAAAACCAGTTTGTCGTAGGTAGGGACGATGATTATGGTAAAAACGTAGGTCCTGAGTTTGGTAGCAACTGGAGTGATGTATGTATAGGACACTATGCACGAGTAACAAGATTGCAAATAGAAAAAGGCAGACCATAATGAGTAACAAACCAACACCAGCATCACAAAGAGAAATCTTAACTGGACAAACCAGTCCTACTTTTAACAGAGGGAACGACGTTCAGATAGAAAGCGGTGTGCCCAGAGAACTTAATATAGGATTGAAGGATTTAGATTATTCTATAGAGTACTATCTAAAAAACGTCATCCAACCAACCATTAACGACAATGGAACAATAAGACCAGTTCCAATTTATTATGGGTCTCCGGAAAAGTGGAAAAACTTCCAAGCAGATGGATATCTTCGTGATAGAGAGGATAAGATATTAGCTCCAATTATAGCATATAAAAGAACTACTGTTGCAAAAAATAGAACTTTAGGAAGTAAAGTAGATGCAAACCATCCGCAAGTTTACTACACACAACAAGTTAAATATACTCAACAAAATAGATACGATCAATTTAGCAAACTTACCAACCAAAAGCCAGTTAAAACTTTCGTAAATACCGTAATGGCTGATTTTGTAGACTTGACTTATGAGGTAATAGTTTGGACAGACTACGTATCGCATATGAATGAGATAGTAGAGGCGATATTATATTCTGAAGGAAGTTTTTGGGGAGAAGAAGAGAGATTCAAGTTTAGAACTAAGATAGACAGCTTTACAAATACTACAGACTTGTTAGTAGATAATGAGCGTATTGTAAGAACTAATTTCACACTAACTTTATTTGGATATATCGTACCAGATGTGAGAATTAAACAACTTAGCGATAAGCTTAGCGAAGTTACTTACAGCGCAAAAGAAGTTGTTATGGATGTAGTAGTTCCAAACGTAAGTGCAACCGGAGCAACAAAGACGGCAATAAGCTTAACATCACAAACAGCAGTATTTGAAACAGTGCTCAACAATCCTAACGCAGGATCTCATGATTTTTATGTAGAAATTAACGGACAGCAAGTATTAGCGACGGCAATTGAGAGCATAACCCAAACGCCAAACAACACAGTAACAATAGGATTCAACGTAGCACAACTTGGATATACACTAATACCAGGCGACAACGTAACAGTGACAGGAAAGTATATAAACTAATCGAGGGCATTGTATACTTATAAGCATGGCAGTCAATTACCAGGGTAGGGACATACAACAACAGTCGAGTGTAGGACTAAGACTCGAAGATATTACATCCTACGACTACTCAGCGTATGACTCAGGATCAGGACAGGGCGCAATTGAAATTGTTAATAGGTGGCTTGTTGCTGATACTGTAATCTACTCATCATCTGTAGAATTCGACAAAGATTACGGAGGATACTACTCAGCATCTTACTTCCAGCCAACAGTAATTAACATTAGTGGCAATCTATATGGAACAGCAACAAGCGCATCATATGCTCTGACAGCTTCATATGCTATGAATGGTGGTGGAGGAAGTGGAAGTTCTCCAGCATTCCCATTCGTAGGTACTGCTGTAATAACTGGTTCGCTAATAGTATCAGGATCGACAGGAATTTTAAACACATCCACAGCACGATGGACTGCAGATGGCATACTTTATGACATTAATAGCGTCCCTTCCGTATTATGGGGTAATGGTAATAGAAACTTACGCAACTCAAGTAATGTAGAAGTGCTTAATTGGAGTAATGGTTACTTAAACGATAATAGTGGTAACGCAAGTGTAGATTGGGCAAATAGAACACTTTACACACCAGGTGGATTAGCTGGAATGGAGTACAGCACTGAATATATAGCTAGCAGTGAAGTATATCCCGTACACACAACATCTACAACCACTGCAAACAACCTCATAGACAATAGCTTTAACTCAGGACATATTATCAGAGCAACAGTTGATGCTGGAGTAGCTGATTACGATTTAGTATGCCTTAACGCATCGGGTACTTGGTTTTCTTTAAAAAACACATCCCCTGAAGCTACAAAGATGGTGGGAGTGTGCATTAGCCAGGCATCAGGAACTGTACTAATAGAAGGTGATGTCATTGTGAGCAATAATGCTACTAGAGGAGTTTATGTTATGGGAGCAGGCTATGGATTACCGATTTATGTTAGCGATACCACCGGCCGAATGACTACTACAATCCCAATAAGTGGAGTAGTGAGGGTGTTAGGACATATCTATTATAGAAGTACAACAAATACAAATTGGTGGTTAATGAAGTTTAGACCAAGCACAGACTGGTACGTAATATAAAGATAATCTATGGCTAATATAACACAAATAAATGGTTTACTAATAAATGCTGCGACTGCATCATACACTGTATCAGCTTCGTATGCAGCTACTGCTGGTACACTGCTAGGCTCAGTAACGAGTGCATCTTATGCAGGTACAGCATCCTATGTTAATCCGCTTGCGCAAAAAGTACAGATAACTGGCTCATTAAACATTACCGGTTCTACTCTTCAAGTTGGAAACAACATATTATTAGGTAATACAACACTATCAGGCAGCATTATCATATCAGGAGCGTTAGGGCAACCTAATCCTACAATCAGCGTATTTGGAGATTTAAACCAAACTGGATACACACGCTACTTGCCTGTAACAACTAACATAGACAACAGCATATCAGCATCGTACATATACGTTTCTGGATCAACAAATGATTTATATTTTACCCAAAACGGTAGTGGATATGGTAACACAACTCGTTTACGTTGGCTGGAAGGTAATTTATACACAGGATTATTATCAGGAGGAGTGTTATCAACAACGCCTGGTACTACAACATTTAATTTATCTTCAGGTTCGGGTATTATTGTAACATTAAATGCATCAACAGGAAGTTCCGATCCCTATCCCACAGTCCAATATCTTAGGTGGAATACTTTTACAGGACAAGCAGTAACTAATATTGCTACTTCAAAAATTACTTATGTAAGTGTAAACTCAGCTGGTACGATCAACCAATCCACAACACCGATTGGATATGCAGACCCAACGCAATGGGACAACCAGATTGAACTAGGTGTTATCCTACATTTATCAGGATCAGTAACAACTGGAGTTTATAATGCTCCACAAGTAGCTTACGGACAATCTCAACGTACAGATGATTTTATTAGAGCTTTTGGACCCGTAAAAGTATCAGGACATACACTACAAGCTAGTGGTAGTTCACCTACATTAAGTCTTAAAAAAACCAGTGGAGTTTCTTATAATAACGGAAGTAATTATGTTACCAATCCAAACCACCCATCAACCGTATCTGATCCAGCTATAGATGTATCTAAAATTTATAGATACTATATCTCCGGTTCTACGCCTATTATAGATACGGGTGTTGCTAACGCAGGATATACCGCTATTGATAGTAAAAATTATGTAGACACTACGACAGGTACGCTAACAGCTGTAGGAGCTGGATTCTTTTCAATACAACGAGTATTTTGGATCCCAAATTCACCTACAAATGCATTTATTGTTTATTACGGCAACGCTAGATACGGTAATTTAGTAGATGCCACAAATGCTAAAGACTCAGAACCGTTTTCTGAAGCTCCTAATACAGCACAAAACGCAGTATTTATAGGGTATATTATTGTACAAGGTGGAGGTGTTGGAGCTGTCCCACGCGATTTATTAAATCCAAACGAGGCAACCATAATACAAGGCGGATTATTTAGAAACATAGGTGGTGTAGGAGTCTCAGGAACTTCACCAGCAGCATCTACTTTAGCAGGATTAACAGACGTTTCCATTGGTACTAAATCAACTGGAGATTTATTGTTTTTTAGTGGTTCTCTTTGGTATAATACAAAAACATTATCTGGTAGTTATACTATAACAGGAAGCCTTAATATATCGGGTTCAATAACAGGTTCATTATTTGGTACTGCTAGTTGGGCTACAAATGCTCTAACCGCATCTTATGTTAACCCATTAACACAAAATGTTATCATAACAGGTAGTACATTTATATCAAGTTCAAATGCTACTCAATTACAAGTAGGTAACAATTTATTATTTGTAAGTAATAGTGGGAATATTGGAATTAACACAACAGGATCAGATGCTTTTTTATTTATAAAAAATACAGGTGATGTCTCTGGAGGGAATAAAACATCAATGTTTGAACATAGATTTGGAGTAAACGCACTAACACAAACACAACGATATGGAGTGATAGTAAGAAGTGCAGACCAAAATATGGCATTAGGTATAACCAACCAAACATACAATACTATGTTGCAAGGTTATAATTATAGCACTAATGCATATGGAGGAATATCGTTAAACCCATTAGGTGGATCTGTATCCATAGGAAGAAACTTAGCAGGCACAACTGATGACAGTGCTAAGTTTGCGGTAAGAGGTAGAGGCGCAACTAATGCTACTATTGCAACGCTTATTGAAAATACAAATGGAAGTGCAAGTTTAGTAGTATTAGATAATGGATATGTTGGTATTAATACAAGTTCTGCTCAATTTAATTTAGATGTAAGTGGCAGTGGAAGATTTACTAACGGACTAACAGTTACAAGCTCACTTATAGCTCCAACAATTACTTTTGTATCATCATCACTTACTGGAAGTGTGATTCGCTTAGATAATACATTTAGTGATTTAAATACTACATCTACATCCACTAACACCTCAGTTCGTGAAAAATCACCCTTATTACGCATATACGGAACATATACAACAGGTTCAATTGGAGGTTCATCTTTTTATCAAACAATACATGCAGCTTGGATAAATCCAACCTTTAATCCAACAAACAATAATGCCACAAACCAATTTAATGCCATAACACTAGAACCAGTATATACAAACATAAATGTTACTGGTAGCGCTATGAGAGGTTTGTATGTAATTAGCCCTAGCCACCCTAACTTTAGAACCGTTGAGTGGGATACTTCCGCCGGTTATGGATGGGGTTTGTATGGTGTTGGAACTGCCCCTAACTATCTTAACGGTAATTTAAGCATAGGAACACTCTCTACAGCATCTGCTTTAAACGTAGCGGGTAATGCTGTTATTACAAATGGACTTACATTAACAGGTTCATTAATTACTAGTGGTAGTGTAATAAGAAATACAGACGGTCTAAATCGATTAGCTCGTTATGGAACAGCGCTATCTGGCTCTACAATCGGTACCGGAGTAACAGCTCAAACTATAGTATATTCTCAACTTATACCTGCTAATACTTTTAGTGCTGGTAATATATTTAGAACATATTTTAGATTTAGAAAATTACTAACAAATTCTAATGCTACTTATAATATAATAATTAATACTTCCAACGCGGTCGCGGGTGCTACTACATTAGCTACATTCACAGCTAACACAGTACATAACCAAATAAAGAGAGATTTTTATATAGCTCAAGGTAATACTACATCAGGCGTCGGATCAGGAGTGAGTGTAGCTACTGACGATACTAACAATACCCAGACATTAAGCACCATAACATGGTCCTCAGATCAATATTTAATATACACAGTAACATTAGGTACTACTGATAATGGGTATGGATTAGGATACACAATAGAACAAGTAATATGATTTTAGACGTACAAACAATACCAAACGGATTTATATTAAAAGATGAGGAATTATTTTTTGATGCAGATCAACTTACTAACTCCTACGAGATAACTTCACCAATCAATTTCATAGTTGACACTACAAGTGGTCTTATTAACTTTGTTACAACAGATATGTCCTGTGACGGAACGCAATACAACACACCAGAAGAATTTATACACGCTTTGGGTCTAACTTTAGTATAAGTGCGTATATTTATACTAAACAAACAGTTATTACCATGTCAGAATCAATTAAGTTTTCAGAAGAAGAGATTGCAGAAATCAAACAAGTCCAAGCCAACTATCAAAAACTAGGATTAGACTTAGTTCAGATTAAGTTAGCTATCCTCAATGCAAAGAACCAAGTAGATACCTACGAGTCAGAAGAGAAGATGCTAACAGAGCGTATCCTTGAGTTAAATGAGACAGAAAGGACTATTGCAAAGAATTTAGAAGAGAAGTATGGCAAGGGTGAGATAGACCTAGAAAGCGGAGTGTTTACTCCTATTTCCTAAGAGGATTCTATAAGGTTTCGGGTTACGTTGTACTATTTATATGTAAATTAATCAACTAATATAACGATGGCCGAAAAAATAGTTAGCCCAGGAGTCTTTACAAACGAAAAAGACTTATCATTTTTACCAGCCGGTATTGCTGCCATAGGAGCAGCTATCGTTGGTCCAACCCTAAAAGGTCCTGCTTTTGTACCGACAGTAGTAACAAACTTGAATGACTTTATCACCAAGTTTGGTGGATTGAGCGAGACTACATATGTTCCGTACGCAGTAAAAAGCTACTTGAAAAATGCAAGCACTGTAACAGTGGTTCGTATCTTACAAGAAGGTGGATATAACATACCTGGCGCGTTTTCACTCATACACTCAGGATCTGGAACTGGATTTAGAGTTGTTGGTGTTGCTATTCCAAGCGCTAAGGTAACTTTAAGCAACGGAGTAAGCTTAGGAGCATCTTCCATCACAGCATCTACAGGAGTAATAGGATCAGGAAGTGCATCAGGCTCATACATAATGCAATTTGCTGGAACTGGTGGAATAACAACTTTCACTGTATCTGCATCAGGAACACCTTCTGATAACATCAGCTTTGATAAAGTTTTAGGAACTAGCATTAACTCAAATCAAAGTGCATATGCATATCTTTGGTTCTCTGAGTTTTTAACAGCAAATTCAACAAAGACTGGAGCTATATTGTCTGCGTCGTTCTCTAACCCTTTAAACCTATCTGGATCAACTTGGGGAGGATATCGCCCAGCAAAGACACCATATGTAACTTCACAACTGATAGCTGGTCAAAGTCCCAAAACACTTTTCCGCGCTGTGACTTTAGCAGACGGTACTGACACAAACATGCAGGTTAAGGTAAGCGTAATTAACCAATCACTACCAACTACAAACGTAGCAGGCCCAGTTTACGGAACCTTTACTTTACTGGTTCGTGACTTTAATGACACAGATCAACGTCCAGTAATACTCGAGTCGTATAACAATTTGAGCTTAGATCCAAACTCAAGCGACTTTATTGCTCGTAGGATTGGAGACCGCTACAATCAAATAAGCACAGTAGATAATAGTGTTAAAGTGTTAGGTGACTATGCAAATGTAAGTAAGTACATACGAATAGAGTTAGATACTGATGTAAAGAACGGAGGCACTTCGTACGCCTTGTATCCAAAAGGATTCCAAGCTGTAACTGAACCCTTTGCAGGCCCATACAACCTACCATCAGCATCATTTGTAATACAAAACGTTGTAATAAACAACGCATACAACACAAAAGCTTATTATGGATGGGATTTCAACTCACTAGACAACGATAACTACCTAAAGCCTCTACCATCAGCTTCTACAGCTGGAAACAACGTGAACTTTAATTTAGATAACTGTTTCTTCCACCCAAGTGCATCAGCAGTAGACTCAACTACAACTGGATTCACAGGAGGAGCTTCTATCTCAGGATCAACTTTGAAAGGATTAGATATTTCAAACCAATTGAAGTTTAGTGTACCATTCCAAGACGGATTCAATGGAGATGACCCAGCAGTACCAAAGTACGTAGGAGCAAACATCCTTGGCCGAAACACACAAGGCTTAGATTGCACAAACGCAAACTCAGCAGGTAGCCAAGCTTATATCAAAGCATTGAACATTATCCAAAACTCTGAGCAGTATGATATGAACCTCCTTGTAACACCAGGTATCACAATAGCAAACCACTCAAGTGTAGTTGCTAAAGCGATT